AGTCCGGTGGCAGCTGAGCTGGTTGAGGCATCAACGACAAAGGTAGGATTGGTAGTGCCGTTCGGGCCAATGGCGATTGCTGTCGCGGAAGCGGAGGTGACAGTTCCCAAAGCGGAGATTGACGAACCACCAACAGTAATGTCGCTCGGCAGATCAACAGCGGCGTTCTGCTTTAAACCTGGGATCATGTCAGCCAGTTTGAGTGCCATTAACCTTTGACCTCCGGCACGTTGCTCCAGTTGTCTGGGGTGTTAGGTAATTGGCCGTGGCCTGTTCCCTGGCAGATCTCGCATCTGGTGGCGCGTGGGCTGTCTGGGTTGATAAGTCCCAAACCTTTACAGGGAGGACAATCGAGCTCTGGACTTTCTGCCTCAACTTCGGGAGATGCTTCTGCTTCGGGTTCTTCTGGGGTAACTTCTTCAACTGCGGGTGTTTCTTCAACCTCTGGGGTGACTTCTTCTGCTTCGGGAGTTTCAACTGTCTCTTCCACAGTTACTTCATCGGGTGTGACTACCTCTTCGCTGGTGGTTGGTATTGCGTTCTCGTCTGGCATAATGTTTGATTAGTCGATTTGCAGGAACATCGAGATACCATGAGTTGAGGCGGCGGCTTGTCTGACCACTCCAACCAATTGGTGAGTTGTTCCGGCGGCGAATACTGTGACACAGCCTGCGGTACCTGATGGAGTGCCGACGTTTGAGCCAACTGCGAAGGTGGATCCATCTGACAAGACTGTGCAGAGACCGTGAGTCTGGACAAAGCCATAAGCTGCGGCGGCGACTTCATAAACTGCGACTCCAACTGCCATACCAGTTTGGGTAGTGGCTGGAGCTTGGATGACTCCGCTCCATGGAGATCTCTTCATGTTCACTTTGGCTGATGTGGTGTAAGCATATCGCAGTGGTCGATCGACAAAGACTTTCAATGCTCCACCGGTTGTCAGTGTGCCTGTTACGCCGGTGATGTTGTATTCGTCTCCGATTGCAACTGTACCTGCGGTGTAGACTCCGACCGTACCGCCTTCAAACTGAGCTGAGGTGATGGTGGCTGTACCGTTGGTTACTTGGAGGAATGCGTCTCCGACTACTCCGGCTGTGCCGATAGCCATATTCTCGTAAGATGTGTCCTCTGCTGACTCTTGCAGTAAGTTGCCTTTGACCAAAGCTGAGGCACCGACCAAAGCCAGTCTAAAGATCCTGCCTGATGGGCCGTCCTGCATTGCTCCGACCATTAACCCACCCGGTTGTTCAGTGAAGGAGCTATATAGATCTACGTATGATAATGTTGCGCGTCCTGATAAAAATGCCATAAGTTTATACTCCTGTTATTCCCGTTCCTTTCGCATGCCTTCTAAATGAATGAGGGATATTCTGTCCGATAACATAGAACCTGGCGATTCGTCCTGCTTGTTCAGGGATCGTCAATGGTTTCTGATAGAACCAACCGTTGAATTCAGAAGGTAGATCCAAGCTCATAGCGCCGGTGCCTTCATAGGCTTCCATTGTGCCGAGATCAACTTTCTCAATAACGTCTCTGTAGTTTTCTGGGATATCGCTTCTACCCATCCATTTGATGTATGGCTCGTTGACCATCCAGAGCATCTGGACTGTGGCAAAGTCATCGCGGAGTAGGTACATGTTTCTGTAGGAGAGAGCATTGAATCCAGCTGAGTTTCGAAGATCAGCGCTGTTTCTCTCACCGTATTTGGAGCGGATTCTTACTCGGTCGTATCCGACCTCGTCGTAGCCTGCTCTGACGTTTGGAGTCAGGAGCTGCTCGTAGAGTGACCAGATTGCTTTCGTGGTGTAGCCTGCATTAGGTGTCTCATCGCTCATCCCGGAGGCGATAGCTGAGTCATATTGAGTAGCCATTGTCGCCAGTGACAACTTGCCTGAGGCATAGGCTGTCAGTGTGGAGTCGAGAACCGGATAGGTTGAGCGGCTCAAACCACCGATTGTGGCAACGTTTGTTGAGTCATCAATGATGGCGGTCAAACCCAAAGGCTGATTACCAGAACCTGTCCCATAAAAAGCTGGGGCCATAGCTTGGAGAGCCTGAGCAGCGGCCTTCTCATATTTGAAGGTGTCGAGGTTGATAATTCCCAGTGATCCGGTGTTGGCGAATGACTCCAACATGATGGAGACAACTGGTTGTGTGAATGCGGTGTGAGCGAATGATGCTGTTGCTGTGGTGTTGGTGGCTGAGGAGTTCAATGTCTCGAGGCCGGTGAAGAATTGACCGGATGTATCGGAGGTCACATCGTAAGTGACGTCTTCGGTTTTTCCTTCAAATGGATCACCTTGGCTCATGAAACGAGCGGCGATGGTTGGTGAGTTGAGGACCTGGTCAACGACCTTGGTGTATAGCTTGCGGTTACCGAATTGGTCTACCCTGTTTCCGAATTGTATGCCGTCGTATGCCATATAAGTTTTAGAGCAATAAAAAACCCCCCATTCCTGGGAGGTATATCCTCTAATACTTGGTATTATCCAACTAAGCGATTGGAGTTGTCAAGTAGGTTGTTACTTTTTAAACGTCTCCGCCATTAATTGACGGATCGTTTTATTGTGATCCCTGGAGTAGACGTACTTATCCTGAGCTGGAGTCTGAGCTGGAGTGTTGGCAGCGCCAGCAACTGGAGCATCAGCTCCGGCCGGCTGAGCCGGTTTGGATTGCTTGTAATAGTTGTGGTAGATACGAGAGATCGAGATGATCGGTGGGTATGGCCTCCCGGTGTCTGGGTTGATTGTCGCCATGCGCTGGGTATTGATCTCCAAGCCCTTTTGGAAGAGAGCCTTCTGTTCGGCTTCCGAGAGCTTGATCCCCTCCCGCTCCATCTCCGACAGTTCATCCATCGTCATTCTCTCAACGCTCGAGCGGTAATCTGCTTCCTGTTTCTCTCTGGCTTCCTTGGCGGCTTGTTCGGCAGCGGTTCTCTCCTGGGTGGCTTTGGCTCTCTCAGCTTCTCGTCTGTCGATCTCCTCTAAGACTTCCCGTTTGGCGGCGTTCTTGGCCTCTTCGTAGATCTCATCGTAGTCCTTGGGGGTGCGGCCTTCCTGAGACCACTTGCTTTTGAGCTCCTCTTTCTTCTCAATCTTTTCTTCCTTGGTCAGGTTCTTGGACTGCTCAACCTTGGCCAGCTCGGCTTTGAGTGATTCGGTGGCCTTGGCGGCGGCTTTCTCTGCTGCCTCCTCGACCAGGCGTTGGTTGTGGATGGCTTTATCGTCTACAGCGGGTTTTCCAGGTACTTCTTCAGATCTCTTCTCATCTGGAGTTTCAGCTTTTGGAGTTTCCTTAGTGTCTGAGGGGGCAGTCTCCGGAGTAGCGGGTTTGGTTTCTTCTTGTTCATCTCGAGCTTTCCTGGCCTTGGCTGCCTCCTCACGAGCAATCACCCGGGGTGACTTGTTGTGGTCGCGGGCGTAAACGTAGCCTTCCTCCTTTGGCTCCTCCTTATCCTTAATAGGTGTGTCTTTGGGTTCATCTGGCATTTGTATCTATAGTTTACCACTTCACTAAATACGCCTATAACATCCGTGGTGAACCTTGAGGCGGTCCCGGTGGAGGGCTCATTGGCGCTTGGGCAGTATTACCGGGTGTTGGATTCTGGGGAGCTGTCCCAGGCGGAGTCATCCCTGGTGGTGGTGGCATAGGAGCTCCCGCCCCAGGAGGCTGCCCTGTTAGACCTGGCTGAGGCGGCATTCCCGGTTGCATTCCCATCCCAGGCTGCAACTCATCAATGGGTGATTGCATCAAAGCGTTGGCCATATCGGCTGAGGTCTGGAGATCCTGAACGTACTTGATCATGTAAGTGGAGAGATCTGTTTTGAAGGCCATCAACATCTGGGCCCGCTCCTGGTAGTCGGGATAGCCCATGTCTCTTAAAAAGGTGACAGGGTCAATCATCTGGAGCTTTGACAAGTCCATAGCATTGTTCTTGGCCTGGAGGCGATCGGTGCCGGAGGCCTTGATCATGACCTGCATCCCCTCATCAATCATGTTGCGGTTTAGCTTGAGGAACACCACTCGCCCGGCTACCCCGAGGATTCTCCTCCAGTGATCTTCTGTGTAACGCAGTTTGATAAAGTGAAGAGCCATCTGGGCCATCCACTCAGCCGCGGCGTTGATGGTGTCCTCGACCAAATCGTCAGCTCTGGTGAAGTTGGACTCTCGGGCTATCTGGTTGGTGGTAGCGGTGTCGGATTGGATCTCACCCTGGACAGCGTTGTCTCCGGCTAGCTGATGCATCCTGTCGATGATGCCGTTTAATGAGGCAAACTCAGATTGGTCGGGCCTGGGCGGTTCAATGTACTTGTGAACGTTGTTGACGTCTCCATCCACAATCACATCCTGGTCGGGGTCGTTCATATCCATTTGCTGGATATCAGAGGGCTTGAGGCCTGATTCTTTCGAGTAGACGTGGTGGCCGCGGTTGTTTAAGGTCTCGTCGATCTGCTTACCCCGTTTATCGAGGGAAGCCTGGTTCTTGATGTTTTGCTCCATATGGGAGGTCTCATCAAAAGGCTGCTTGCCCCATTGGTCATAGCCAAAGAAATAGAAGGGCATGGGTGGATGATCGAGGTAGTTGTGATAGACCTGTTCCTGGACCAAGCCCTCAGGCGGCTGTCCCACAACCATCGTCTGGACTAACGCTGCTGTCAGCTCCTCTTGAGTGGGTTGACGCTTGACACCCTGGTCATCGTAGATAACAAACTTCTTCTCCCCTTCGTAATCAAAGTTGGGGTTCTTCATCTTCTTCAAGATGCAATCGTAATACTTCCACATAACGCCCCAGATCGGCTCATACTCAGTATCAGAGTGGCGCTTATACCACTTAAACCAGACCTCCCGGATTTTGACGACTGTGGCAAGCTGCTTCCAGGTTGGCTCCTGGCCGTCTTTGACCTTGATGCCGTCTCGTTTGCCCAGCTCGTCAATAAACTCTCGCTCCTTGCCGGGAAATCGCATCAGTATCTCCTCAACCGTTAAAGGAACGATCTGAGAGATGAGCTTCATTGAGTTGGCATCCTTCTTGGGACTAGTGTAATCAACGTCCACCAGATCAGGGTGGATCGTCTCAAAGACATAATCATCCAGCTCTGGATCCCATCTGGCCTTGATGACGCCGGTGAAATAGGCAGGCAGATGTTTAAATGCCAGCCCCAGCACCATCCGGTTCTCTCTCTTCTTGATATCGGTGTCGATCGCTTTGGAGATCTCCTGGGCCATCAGCCTGGATTGCTCGGAGTCATTGCCGGGGGTGACAATCAGATCAGGCAGCCTACTCATAGCCAGTGGCTTGAGGTTGGCCTCGATCTCATATAAGACGTTATCTTGGAACTTGGACTCGTAGTCTTTTAGAGCGTGGTCTTTCTCTTTATTGATGATCTGCTTGCCAAACAAGAACTCTTCATTCTTCTTTCGTCTGGCGTAGAGGTCGTACTCTGTTTCATAGAATTGGCGGATGTCGGTGATGCGCTTATCGACCACCTCAGCCAGTTCATCGTCATCAATATCGAGGGCTAGTGGATCAGTCGGCTCGCTAAAGAGTCCTTCATCGGCAATGGGTGGTGTTTCTTCTGGTGAGCGGAATGATCCCTCTGATTGTTGCTGAGCGTCTGGTCTGGCCATAAAAAAGCCCCCAAGCACTTTGCTTGGAGGTACATCCTCTATTCAGGATTATAGCACTTTAGATAACGTCGGTAATATAGTAATGCGCCCCACATTTCACATTTCGGCAGGTATAGTGGATTGGCAGCTTGACCGGCTTGATTGAGGGTAGGAGGATGACATCGTCGGCAAAGCTTATCCCCGGAGTCCGGCAGATGTAGCAGCGAAAGACTGTTTCTTTATTGCCAAAGCGTGTGAGGACCACCTCAGTCTGAGTCGGTTGGACTCTCTGCTCCTGGATGGTGTATCGCATCTCACAGCGTGGACAGCGATTGACTACCACTACATTGGATGTAGGCTCGAGGCCCGGGGTGATCTTGGAGACCAGGCCGCGGATTTGAAACATCTGGTAAGAGCAGTAGGGACAGTAGAATAGATAGGTGTTGGTCGGATCCTGGCGATTGAGAGCCACACTGACCGTCTGGACTAGCAGCTCAATCTCCTGGTTATAGACACTTATTCTCACCCATCAATTATCTCATATCACTTAACGAAAAGGTCCGGGTTGATTGACATCTGGAGCCCGTCCTCCATCTGGGCAAAGAACTTCTTATCCTTCTTCTCATCGGAGTTCTGGCGCACTCCACCCACCAATCCATCAATCCACTTCAAGTGTTTAAACATATAGCGCACTGCATCCGGGGCGTGGTCTTCCCCTTGGGTATCAACATCCTCCACCTTGAGCTCGTCATGCACCAGCTCCGGTAAGGTGCGAATCAGATTGACGCAGTTTTCGGTGATCTGCCAGGAAGGCTTGCCATCAGGCGCGATGGATAACCACTTGTGCATATTCTCCCAGCCGCCAACCCTATCATTACTCCCGGGCTTAAGCTTTGATCTCCACCGCTCGTCGTA